TCTCAGAAAACGAATTAAGAAAACAACAAGTTAGTGGCTTTTACAGTGACGTTGAGTTAGGTCCTCCAGGTACAGAAACCAATGGAGAACTATCTAAAAAAGAACGTGAATTAGAAGGAACTAAAAAAACAGGTAAGAACGAACCTATTTATACATTACTTGAATGTCATGTTAATTTAGACTTAGAAGGTTTTGAAGATGTCGGAGAAGATGGTGAGCCCACAGGAATAAAATTACCTTATCTCGTTACAGTAGATGAAGGTAGTAGAAAAGTTTTAGCTATTAGACGAAACTATGCGCCCGATGATTTAAAGAAAACTAAAATTCAATATTTTGTTCATTTTAAATTTTTACCAGGATTAGGATTTTATGGCTTTGGATTAATTCATATGATTGGTGGACTAAGTAGAACGGCAACGTCGGCTCTACGTCAATTACTGGACGCGGGTACATTATCAAATTTACCAGCAGGATTTAAACAACGAGGAGTTAGAGTAAGAGATGAAGCATCACCAATACAACCAGGTGAATTTAAAGATGTAGATGCACCAGGTGGAAATTTAAGAGATGCATTCTTTCCTCTACCTTACAAAGAACCGTCTCAAACATTATTACAATTAATGGGTGTCGTAGTTAGTGCAGGTCAAAGGTTCGCGGCTATTGCTGATATGCAAGTGGGCGATGGAAACCAAGGCGCTGCAGTTGGAACTACAGTTGCGTTATTAGAACGTGGTTCAAGGGTCATGAGTGCTATTCATAAAAGATGTTACGCAGCAATGAAGAATGAATTTAAATTATTATCTAAAATAGTTTCACAATACCTACCACCAGAATATCCATATGATGTTGTCGGTGGTGCAAGAAACATTAAGCAAACTGATTTTGACGATAGGGTAGATGTTGTACCAGTTGCTGATCCTAATATATTTTCAATGAGTCAGAGAATAACTTTAGCTCAAACACAATTACAAATAGCAACATCAAATCCTCAACTTCATAACATGTATCAAATATACCGAAACATGTATAATGCGATTGGAGTAAAAGATGTTGATTCGGTTTTACCTCCACCGGCACCTACTGCACCAATGGATCCAAGTATGGAACATATAAATGCAATGGGTGGAAAACCTTTTCAAGCTTTCCCTGGTCAAGATCACAGAGCACACATCACTGCACACTTAAATTTTATGTCTGTTAACATGGTTAAAAATAACCCTAACATCATGGCTGCCATTCAAAAAAATATATTAGAGCACATTTCAATCATGGCTCAAGAACAAGTTCAATTAGAGTTCAGAGAGCAAATGATGCAGATGCAACAAATGCAACAAATGGCTGCGATGGATCCACAAATTCAACAACAGTTACAAATGTTAAATAATCAAGTCGAAGGAAGAAAAGCTGTCTTGATTGCTGAGATGACTGAAGAATTTATGAAAGAAGAAAACAAAATTACTTCACAAATGGACTCAGATCCACTATTAAAATTAAAATCACGTGAAGTTGATTTAAGAGCAATGGAAAATGAACGAAAAAAAGAAGCAGATGAAACAAAAGCTGATTTTGATAGAGCAAAATTGATGCAAGCAAGAGAATTATCTGAAGATAAGATGGATCAGAACGAAGAATTAGCAGAATTACGTGCTAATACTAGTTTAGCTAAAGCTGGCGTAAAAGAAATGTCTGTTCTTGACAATTAATAATGGTATATTAAGTTAACAAAGGTAAAAAACTATGATGAACTATAAAAAAGCAAAACAAATAGCAATTCCTGCACAAAATGTAGAAATAGATCCAAGATCTAAGACTAGTGCTAATGGTGCTTTCAATTATCTTCCAGCTGGAGACAAAGAAAAAGTTGGTGGACAAAGAAGAATGCTAGCTAATAAAAAGAAACCGGCTACTTGGTACTAACATGTGGTTTTCGGCAATTAAATTAGCCGTTTCTGCTGGTAGTAAGA